CCTCTGATATTTGAACTACGACAGTCGTGTTCGTTGAGAATGTAACTGATTGAACAATACCGTAATCTAAAATTGAGCTGATTGTGCCATCAGCTTGTCCACCAAATGGACTGTCCGCGTTCGTAGCGACGGCTGAACCGTTGGGTGTGAGTGTTTGGTTGAAATCCATTTTATATTCCGTCCCCGATTGTGTCTGTTGTTGTGTTGTGTGTCATAGTGTTAGAGGTAAGCATTTTCAGCATAAATAATTGTTGGGTTATCACCAGAAAAGTTTATAGATGACATCGTAGCGGTATCTGTTTTGGAGTTTAAGTAATAGATTGTGGCGGCATTTAAAGATGAACCGCAGCGTTTTTGACGAGAAACTGTAGCGACTACCATACCTCCAATGCTGTAAAGGCGAGTTGAAAGCTCAGCATCATTTTCACCATTATTTGATGTTGAAAGAGTACCAAATATTGAACCACCGCTCGAACTAGGATTTGCAAACAGGTTTATTTCATAACCTATCACCCATTCGCCGATTGGAATTGAAACTTGGGTTGACCCTAAGTTATACCATGTGCCGTTAGTCGGAGTATTCTGCCCTTGTGCAGTTCTTATAAGCGATTGTACTAGCCACTTCCCTCTCTGCCCTGGAAACCCAAACGGAGCTTTAGCACTTGAATAACTCACCGCACTCACCCCACCAGAAGTAGGGATAGTACAGCCCTCTGATATTTGAACTACGACAGTCGTGTTCGTTGAGAATGTAACTGATTGAACAATACCGTAATCTAAAATTGAGCTGATTGTGCCATCAGCTTGTCCACCAAATGGACTGTCCGCGTTCGTAGCAACGGCTGAACCGTTAGCTATGAGGTTGTTAGCATTTGTGGTGTTGAGGTCAGTAATGACGTTGTTGAATGAGTAGGCTGATATAACATTTGCCTCAGTAGGGCTGATACTCTGAGCGTAGTAGTTTGAGCGGATAACCGCTTGAGTAATTTTAGCTGAGGTGACGAAGGCTTGGGCGATTTTGCCGTTAAACAGTTCCAATGCTCCATTCCAACCGCCAACCTCTAGGTTTCCCGCTTGGATTAGGGCTGTTGGTAACGTACCTCCTCGAACAGAACTAGTTGGGACATCTACACCGTCAATCATTATGTAACTAGTTGTTGGTGTTGACGTAAATGTCAGCATATCAAGCTGAGCAGCAATATGTACCCACTTATTTAATGGGATTGATTGATGGGTGACTACCTTACTGTTATTGCTAGTAGAGCCGTTATAACCGACTAGGTTTACTTGTCCAGTAGTATCTATATATAACTGCCACCCATTCGTACCATCGCTTCGAGATACAATAGCACCAACAGCCGCATAGCTACTCAGCTTCACCCACGCCCCTGCTACGAAGTTATTAGTAAACGTCATACCAGCTGGTGTAGTCTTAGAGTAATACTGTGTAGTACCGTTTAGTGAAGTACATTGTGTGGGGGCTGCAACTGTTCTAGTAGTTCGAAGTCTGGTGCCAGGGTTTAATCTATCAGTATAGTCAACCCCTGGGAAAGTTAGAGTATATGACCTATTCCCGTTGTTAACAACTGAGTTAGGGGGCGTAGCCAAAGTTGTCCAATCGGCCGTAGGTGTAGTAGGTATGTTTAGAGCAGCTTGCACTGCTGAGGTTATGAGGGAACCGTCTTGATTGGCGTGGATGAGAATGCCATCAATAACCTCGTTTTCACGAATTGCTGAATGGGTTATGACAATTTTCGTTGCAGTTCCAGCGGAATAGCTTTGATCAGCACCATTTTTAAGTTGCATACTACTGATAGTTGTTCCAGTAACTATTCCCTTCCACTGGGTACGACTATTAGCATTTTCCGTTTCAGTAGTTCCTACTGTCGTTGTAGTATAAATATCAAAGTGTACCGATGTAGTTACTTCCCAGTTTGTAGCTGAGTTAAGTGTGATTGATACCCCACCGATTGAGTGGCCTGAACCAGCCATATATGTAGCTGAGCCTGGCAAACCTACTTTAGTGAACTTTTCTGTAATTACGGGCATATTAGTCTCCTATCCGTCCTTTTGTTAACGAGCCTATTGTTAGTGATGAAGCAAGAATGTAATCCGATGGAGTATTTGTAGTAATCTCCCAGTCAAGTTGGTTTAATGTCTCGTCTGGCTCAAGACGAATATATCCAACAGCAGCCGAGGTACTCTGAGGTACTCTGTCGTGGTTCCATTCAAGTAGGTTATACACTGCCTCATTCCAGCCTGTATTTGAAGTTGTTTGAGTGAATGTGTCGCTTGAAAGCGTATTCGTTGGGTTTAGGTCTTCGTCTAGCCCAGACGTAGAAGCGTTGATAGCTCCTACTGGGTTAAGAAGTTTATGCGTAGTAGTTTGAATTGAACCGAGTTCTTGCCCTGTATTTCCAAAGGTAAGCCCACCGGAAGCTAATCGAGTAGGAAACACCACGCCATCATCTTGCGTTAAGACGTTTCTCGTAAACTCCATCGGTTTGTTATTCACAAGGGCGAGTAAGTGGGTGTAGCCTGAGTTATCTTCATATTTCCATAGGTGTTGTGCGGCGATAGTCCAGCGCAAAATCCATATACCACCACGGGTAAGGTCTTGCTTCCATATTTCATTATTCGTACTTGAGCCATTAGGCAAAGCCCAGTAATTCGCACCCTCAAACTCAACGCCACAAGAGTTATCTAGTGCTGAAAGATTAAGCCCTTTAAGGTCTTCAGATATAAGTTGTGAGGTAGATCTTGTATCGAGGACGTTAACGATATTCGTAGTTGTGCCGGTCTTTTTGAAATCAAGACCAGTCATATAGTGAACGTCGTTGTTTGACTGGATAATAACCCGTGAACCATATGCGCCAGCCTGACCGTTCGCAGGGTACACTTCGGGATATGCAAAGGTTGTTGTGCCGACAGTCTGCGTATTAAATACAATGTGGTACATACCTCCACCACCGGCCGAGCCACGCGTGAGGACAGTCACAGCAGCCGTTCCTTTACCGTCTCGATATGCGAGTCCACCTACGGGGATACTATCGCCACCATAATTTATACCAACATACCCACCGCCGAGGAATGGTGACCAGCTACCAGCGTCTGTACCTGTTCCTGAATACCACAGGTATGAGGGGTTGTCTTTATCGTCTACGCCGTAGAATTGCCCGTTGTCGTTCCACATATAGCCAAGGATTGGGCCTTTAGTCGAGTTACCGAGTGGCGCAGTTCTGATTGGATTTATGTCGGCGGTTCCGTCGTCTTTGAATACAGCTGTGTTTGTAGTACCAGCGTAGCGTTCCTGACCTGATACGTCACCGATATACCAGTTGTATCGAACAGCATTTGTAATAGTTGTTCCGGTAATCGTCACGTATTCAGTTGCAGCAGCCCACTTATCCCTAGTCTTCGTAACTCCAACTGCAACAGAGGCAGAGCGGGCAGTTTCGCCGTTTGCGTTCTCACCTGTATAGCGGTAGTAATAATACTGTGTCGTTCCACCAATAACCGTAGCCACACCAGTCGGGGTTACAGGGTCAGTCAGCGCAACGTAGGTGACGAGTGAGTTAGCGACTATATCGTAGTAACTCATTGTGTCGGTTTTGTTCGATATCATCACCCGGCCATTGCCCATACAGAAGTTGACCCAGTGAGTAGTTGAGTATGAGCCACCGAGGTCATTCCATGTGCCACCGTCTTTTCGGGTACAGATATGCCCTACCCCACCTATAACCTGCATACTGATTTCCCAGTGCTCCGGTTTCCCAAGTACCATACGGATGAACGTATCTATGCCAATACATGTGCCGAGAAAGGCTGCACCATACTGCACCGTAGAGGGTCGTGGTCGTGGCCGAGCGTCCATAACTAAGTCCATATTGAGCATATCTTCCAAGAAGTTCTTAGGCATGATTGAACCAGAATAAAAAGATGCATACCCCTTATAAGAGGTTTGCTCTAGCCTGATAGGCGGTTTGGTGGCTTTAGCACGCGCCTTGTACATCTCTTAAGCCATGTCTTCCATATCAGTGGTAGCCTCAAGCGGTTGGTCAAAACCTACACCCTGATTGGCTAGAACCATTTTTGTGTATTCGTTTGATGCTTCAGCTACGAGGTCAGGGTATTTGTCGTCTTTTGATGGGTCGCCTTGTGCCATCTCTGCTGCGACTTCACACTTTAGCCATTCGAGACTATCGCAAATAACAGTGCTAGTTCCGTCTACAATTTTTGCGGGTTTGTAGTTTATGGGTACAGAGAGTGAACCGCCCACAAATAGCGTCGGTATACCTTTAGTAAAGGTAAGAGTCTTCGCCCCGTCTAGCCCTGATACATAGCAAGAATCTGCATATACATTGCGTTTCTGTGGAGGAACACAGGCAAAGTAGTAAGTGTTACCATTTAGTACAACAGAGATAGTGTCAGATACTTTGGCAAAGTCGGCCGAGAGGTTTACGACATCAGCAGCGACAAGGGTATCTATGCGGAATAGTGAACCCCAGTTATTATCAGGGTCTTTCGCCCACTTCTCACAGACTTTTTGGTTAGTGATAGCAAGTATGTTATTCCAGCGCGGTTCGCCGTTGGATGGTGATTTGTCTGCACCTTTACCTCTGTATTTTAGCCATACAAGTGCTACGAATTCGGAGAACTGCATATTGAGCGCTTTCTTTCAAAAACGCTGTGGTATACAGTAGTTTATTGGTTACATTATAGCATATTCTCACGACTTTTTCCCTATCTTAGCGGATTTAAGAAGTGCAAACATGGCACTGTTTGTTGAAGTTGCTATTGGTTTGAATGTGAGTTTTGATTTTGTTGCTTTTTTGGCGCTAGCTGTTTTCTTACTTGAAGTACCTGAACTCTTTGCTGTACTCTTAGTCGCTCCGAACTTACTCGAAGCACCCTGAGCGACAAGTTCACCGTCCATCTGTTTCGCCTGGTTGTACAGTTTTGTAGCAGTTGCGCTATCTTTAGCGAAGTAGGCACTCTGTTCAGCTTTAGTTAGGTTATAGAAATCTTGTACATCTTTCGGATATTTAGCGGTTATGGTGTCTTTTGCCTTTGTTTTGGCAAGGTCAGTTTTCCCAGTAGAAACCCATTTGCCATCGCTGTTAAGATGGACAGTGTTACCTTTGGGATTCGTAATATTCTCATAGGTTTTATTATCTTTCGCGTAGAGGTCTTTTACTATGCTGTAGGTTGTCGCATCAAGTGGTGATGTCGTGTTTATTTTACTGATGTCTACCCCAGGGCTTACAGGGGTTAGTTTCTTGTTGTACTCAGTCATTAAACGAACAGCTTCGGCTTTGTCTATCTCTTTGTTGGCAAGCCTCTTGCCTAGTTGGACTTCATACTGTGCTTTCTTTTGGTTGTCGGTAGTAGTTAGGTACTGTATGTTGCTTTTGTCGTTCGAGCCACCGAGTGAGAGTGGTACTTTATGATCTACTTGAGCGTTCGTATTGCCACCGTCCATCGTGGATAGTCCGTTGTTTCTCTCAAGGATTAAAGTATTGCCCGTCATTTTCCTAGCGCGGTCAGTCGTGAAGATACCTCTTGCGACGTTAGCGATGTTGTTCTTTGGGTCGTGTATTATTGCACTACCATATAACCCAAGACGTTCTAGTGGGTTTTTCGGTGCATCTTTAGAAGTAGCATATTTATTACTTGACGTTAGACCACCTTGTACAAATAGATCTTTCTTCGCACCAGTCTGAAGTTTAGTTACTAGGTCTTGTATTGCTTTCTGCTTGCCTGAATCGTCAAGAGCTTTGTAGTCTGTAGTTGTAATTAGAGTGTCTAATTGGCTGCGTACTTGTTGACCACCAGTTGATTCGAGCGTATTCAATTGCTGTGGGGTAAGGTTTACTTTGTTCCCATAGATAGTGTTATCTGGGCCGAGAGCGCTTGGAGTAGCACTTGAACCAACATTAAACAACCGAGATAGTTCATTCACGACTGGTGTTTTTATAGGTGTCTTCGAGTTGAACAGGTCTATATATGCACCTACGCCTGTTGGCTCCTGCTTGATTGGGTTACCTAGAACATCACGAGATGGCAACAGGTTATTGCGTAAGAATGGTATACCACTCTTGAGTGTGTTCAAGGTTGTGGCTGGCATGTTCTTAGTAACTTTTGTTTCACGCGCAGTTGAGTCAAAAGCCTTGGAGGTATCTTTTACGATGTTAGGTATGAGCGAGGCTATTTGATTTGGTACATAACTACCGGCGTACCGTGCCGGGTCGTTTATGGCGTTTAATGGGGCTTGTACACCTGCTAGGAATGTCTGGTTAGTAAAGTCCTTACCTATGTTACCGAGAGCTGAGTTAGGGTCATTCTGAACCTTCGAACCGGCAAGCATAATCATAGCTTCTGGGCCTATCGAGTTAATTGAGCGCCACTTGCCACCTATAAGGATAGAGTTAGCTTGTTTGCCCTCAAGTTTCCATTGGTCAGCTTCGGCTGCGTCTTTAGCATTACCAGTCATTAAACCTTGGGAAGTAAGGTAAGCACCAAGTCCGAGTATGCCTGAACCGACAACACCACGGCCAACTTCTTGGGAAGCCTTACGCTGCAATGCTGGCACATCTTTAGCTGTTACTTTACCACGAAGCAATCGGGCATCATGAAACATACCCTTACCAAGTCCTATAGGTGAGTAAGCAAGCATCTGTCCTGCTATGCTTGATGGCACACCAGTGAACGGCATGGTTAGTTCGCCGGCAGCATTACCTACTGCACCACCTTTTTTAAGCCCTTTTTTGAAACCTTGTACGGCAGTCGATAGGGCGTTCTTATCCTTGAATACAGCAACAGACGCGTCTTGAGTCGCGTTTTTGAGCATGTCAGCCGTAGGGTTGTCTACAAGGTTCTGTATGAACGCTCTGTCTCCACGTTTGCCGACATTGATTGCGGCTGCTCCAGCTTGGTCGTACATAGAGCGTCTAAATGAGGAGTGGTAGAACACTTTATCTTCGACGGATAGCGTATTAAATACAAAGTTGGTGTACGCCTTTGCTGCTTTACCCATTGGGCCAGTACCCCAGTTCACCTTATGAATATCGAACTTAGATATATCATTTGACGGGTCGAAGCCTGTTTGCATGATTGTTTTGGCGACAGATAGACCCTCTCCTGCGCCACTGATGGTTCCGCGAGCTGTTGCGGTAAGGGTACGCTTGCCAGTCTTTGTCTTTAGTAGCATATCGTTAGCAGCAGCAATCGGGTCTTTGGCTAGTTCTGCTGCACCGTGGACTGCGTTCCCTACAATGTTTCTTAGATGGGTTCTTGGGGAAGTAAGAAGTCCAGCTTTCCATAGAGTAATAGCTTTATCAGTTTTTGTTGACGGTATCAACTTGTCTACAGTTTGCATCAGAGTTTGAGAGGCTATATTTCTCTCTTTACCTTGTGGCATTTTTTGGATAGCTTCTGCTTGTTTTACGATGTCCTCGATGGTCTTTGTGTCTAGTTCAAGTGGTGAGTTAGCGTGTACCTTGTTGTAGTTCTTGATTGCAGCTTGAGCATACTTGACTGCGCCCTGTGGGGTAGTCCGATCGTACTGTGAAAGTATCTGAATCATCTGACCATGAGTGGTAGAGTCTGCCGCGTTTACGAAGTCTACAGCCTTAGCAAAGTTCCCCTCTGATGTGTACTTGGTAAATAGTTCAGCACCTATCTGTACATCTACGGCGTTCTTCGGGGCAAGTGCGCGTATTTCTGCCGCTTGAGGGTCATGGTATATAAGTGCCTTAGCATCTTTAATAGTTTGTGCGTTAGTCTGCTCGACATAAGTACCACTGAGCATATCTTTTACACCCTGGGGGTATTTATCCTGATTAGCAAGACGAGCATTAAGGGATTTATCTTTTACCTGCGCGCCGTTGTTTATGATGCGCTCGACATTCTTTCCAAGTGGTGTTACATTATCGACAGATGAGACATTTCCTGAAAGATTTTTTGGGGTTTCTAGTGGGGCTTGTGATGGTAACGGTTGCTGCGGTACTGATTGGTCTAGTACTTGTTGGGGTTTTGCAGTTGATACATCTTTTTGCACCAGGTCTTGAGGAACTGTTGAGTTTTTAGGTGTTTTACGAGCAGTGTCAAGTCCGGCCTGATTCGTCCATATTTCATTGCCTTTGCTATCGCGTAGTTGATACTTGGTATCGTTCCCTGATTTGATGGTTTGTACAACTTCGTGAGGCTTACCATTGAACAGTATTGTTTCGGGTTGCTTGGCTGCACCTTTAGCAACAATCTTATTCAAGGGCATAAGTGGGCTATTAAGAGGTGCTGAACCACGTTCATTTTGTGGAAGCATAGCTTTAGCTTGAGTTTTCAACCCTTGTATAGAGGCTGCGCGTTGAGCTTTCTGTGTTTCAAAGGTTCGATGTGCGCCGAGAAGTTGGTCTACGGCTGCAACGTTATTAGTGTCTACACCGGCTTTTTGTGCTGCTGCGATACCCTTGTTATATACATCGTTTGTCATTGCCCTTGTTCCGCGAGCATCCATGAAGTTACCTAGGTGCATAACCTCAGTAGGGTTCAATCGTGATGGCGCGATCAGTCCGGTACTTCTTATGGCATTTTCACCCGCTTTAACGACTGGTGCGACGACTTCTTTACCAAGTGAACCTGCAACTGGGAACCCCACACCACCTATAGTGTTTTGTATAGCGACGTTTTGAGGGGTTATCTTTGTGCCACGAGAGGCATCTTTACCTACTTGTAGGGCTGTGTATGCTGCGTTTGCACCTTGGTATGCAGGATTAGCGATATTCTTCGCTGCTCCAGCTACTACGCGCCCGCCAAAGCCTTTTTCGGCGAGAGGTGCTACAGTTCGTGCCACTGCATTTTCGACAGGCGCTATGACCCTAGAAACAGGCGCGACTACTCGCGATACTCGTGGGATTACTCCGACTGCTTTTGCTGCCCTTCCTGCCATGTTGAATGTCGCCAAGTCACCAACTAACTGACCCGCCTTGTACAAGTTAGGGTGAATTGAGGCAGCGCCTTGTTTATCTGTGGAGAGTGCTTGCTTATTCAAGTATTGGCTAAATCTATTTGTACCTGTACCAGGAGAAGCAAGGTCATAAAGTCCTGATGCTGCTTGGGCGGTTCCAATGAGTGAGCGTTGCACACCTAAGCCAAGAGGATTAGCTGCGCCACCTGGGGTTACTCCAGCGGTTACGATATTACCTACGGCATGAGAAACAGGAGCCACTACATCACGCTTGATTGGTTGAACAATGTCGTTATGTAGAGTATTCGCCACCCTTGCAATTGGATTGCTCGATATTGTAGGCATATTTATTTTAGGTGCGTTGAATGTTGGCACTCTCATACTCGGAGTGCTAAGTTTACTGATTGCACTTATCTGCATCGGGCTAGATTTTATGACGTTTTGCGAACTTGCCTGAACTGATGGTGCGCGAGCAGGTTGTGGTTTAACATTCTGATTGCTCCACGATTTACCACCATCCCAAGGAATAATTTGATCTTTGAGTTTACTCCAGAAGGAAGCCATCTCAAGCTCCTTTCTAAAGTAGCCCTAAATCTTTTTTCTGCTGGAAGTATGGTAAGTATGCGTTTACATCCGTAGCGGTTGGGTCAGTAGCGATTGAGTTACCAGCGAGTGCCTGTGGGTCAGTAGTGTACTGTGCTTGGTTGGCTGGGTCAGTGCTGATTGGTGCATAGGTATATGCGTTAGTTGTGTACTGACGGATAAGGTTATCAAGGGTATTCTGGTTGATTGCCATTTTACTGTAGTAGTCAGACATAGCGGTCTTAGCATTACCACCCTGAGCGTTTGCAAGTTGTACATCTGCCTGAGCCTTAGAACCAAGGATAGTATTCTGTTGGTTTACTAAACCTTGCTTGAAGTCACTGGTAGCCTTATCTCTTTGCCCGGTTAGGTCTTCAAAGAGACGTTGGTACTTCGTTTTGTTTGCTTCGCGTGATGCGGCGATAGTTGCGGCGTTGTCACCGAATGTTTGGAACTGGTCGGCACGTTGTGAACCGGCTTGCTTTGATACGGCATACGGTGCGAGGATTTGAGCTGCGCTTGATACGCCAGCACCATGAATACCGAGGTTACGCATGATACCGTTGTAGGTATTGTCCGCTGAGTCGTTTATCTTGTTGAGTGAATTGAGCTTTGATGTTTGGTTCTGTTGGTCTTGGGTATTGTAGGCTTTGTCAGCGACTGCTTGGTCTTGGAGGGCACGGCTGTTGGTCGTCGCATAATCGTTGCCAAGATTTTGTAAACCTGTTTGTTCTGTGACGCCGAGAGATGCAAGTAGGCGGTCATACTGTGCTAGTTGTCCTTGTAGGTAGGTTACATCTGCTGCGGTGTAGCCATTGCTTGTACCGGAGCCGGAGCCTGAGCCAGAGCCATTACTGGACGCAGTACTAGCTCCTAACACCTTACCATTCTGCCCATCTGAGTATGCTCCGTAATAAATATCATTTAGAGAAGACGCGCCCTGTGGCCCGTAACCCGTTCCATTACTTACGATATGACCTGTTGAGGTATTAGTATATCCGTAAGGGTCAGATAGAAATTGTGAGTTAAGTTTGCCGTCATCACCAGCAACTTGCAGAAGCGCGCCAGCTTCTTGGGCGTTTATTCCACCCGTGTTTGCAATTGACTGAAGATAATTGCGATACGTACCCGTAGTTGGGGTATTATTGAGAACCGAATTGTATTGGGAGCCAGCTCCGAATGTGGCACTTACTGACATATAAAACTCCTCTTTTGGTTTGAGGAGTTTACAACTTGGTTAGGAGTTTTATTTAATTTGTTGGATTATCAGTAAAGTATTGGACTATAAGTGTATTGTCACCTTCTTTTGAGTCTTTAGCGTATTCACACTGGGCATAACCTACGTTTGTAAAGTTTATATCTAATATATTTGATCGGTGGTCTGGGCTATTCATCCAGCTAGAAACTACCCTCTGAGAGTTTTTTTGACCATACGCAAGGTTCTCGCCAGCCAATTTATAGACATTGTATTTACTAATGAAGTGCCACGGGGTACTTCCATCCGGTGCATTGTGCGCCCAATAATCTTTTGTAATCATATCGGTACATTTATCCTGTGCAGATCTATCAAGCAATGGGTCACGCACTAGTGGCTGTAACCCAACTTTTTCACGCTCACCATTAACAAGTTGCCCCACTAGGTTCAAATCAATTACTGGAGATGGGTCAAACTTTGTAACCTGTACGTTGGCGGTAACGCTCTTAGTACGAGTCGTAACAGGCGTTGTAGACTTGTTTACGGCAAAAGCAGCACTAACACTCAATGTGATGAGCAGAACGGCTGAAATGGTAAATACTACAATCTTTCGCATATCCCCATTATACAACATCGTTGTACGAAAGTCAATGCAGTAGTACACTTTTGGGTGACTATCCCCTCATAACAAATAAACTGATATAATCCAGATATGGGAAAACTAGACAATCTTATCTATTCGCTTGGTGCGTTCGGAGTTTGTTTTGGCGGGTTATGGCAGATAAGCATAATACTGTACGGAGATGTACCAGATTACGTTAAGCAAGCCGCCGTACTCTTTCTGGGCGGTGTAGTCATTATGTACTATTACGATAACGTTAAGGGTAAGAAGTCTGACTCTTAAAACATCTAACCAAGTTGTAAAATACCTCTAAACCTGATGTTTAGTTGCTTGTAAAAGCTTCATTCGCATCAAGAGTTGTTTTATACAGTGTCAGGATTGAACAAAGGTAGCCTTATAATCTCTTTCGCCCGTGTGTCGGGTAGACCAGTGAACGCCTTTGTATAAGGTGGTTCGTTACTCGTTCTGGGGTATCCAGTAAGTAAATCGATGTGCTAATGTGTATTATACTCCAAAACCCATTAAATTACGAGCTACTTCCCAACTGTTACTCCCTCAGTAGGGTCACTGGGTTGTCCTTTTGGTTCTTCTTTGGGCGCGAGAGCATCACTCACAGTTTTTAACGCCGTCTGAAGTGCGTTGTGTTCGTCTAGTGTGCCTCTGTTAATTTTTAATACATTTGCCATTACTCGCTCCTCTTATCGTTATAGACTTTGACGAACATATCCCGATATTTAGACCAATTCTTTTCTAACCGCCAGTTGTCTTTCAACTCTTTTCTAGCAGACTTGACTAATCCCTTGCGCTTCTCTGCGTTCTCGACCAGTTCGGTAAGCGCTATATACCAATCATCAACAGTGTTCTCTACCTTGGATGCTACGCTTACCGGTAGGCTGCTATAAGGCCCGACATCAGAGCAAACAAAGGCAGCGCCCATTCGGGTACTCTCTTGCCACTTGATGTTTGATTTGCAGTTATTAAATATGGTGTCTCGGAGTGGTGCAACGGCTATGTCAAACTTGAGCGTTGGGAACAGTTTAGAGTACCAGTCACGCCCATAGGCTACATCTATGATCTCTTTTCTTTGTGTTGGGAGTGAATATTTAACTGGTATGCCACAAGACTTGAAGTAGACGTTTTTATGCTCATTCATAACCTTTTGCAGGGCGGGCAAGAAGTTAGTTTCGTGCATGTCGTCATAATGAGATGAACCACCAAAATACCCGATGACTACTCTATCACCGTTATCAGGTTCAGTCTCTTGGTAACAATCTGCTATGTAGTTCGGGATGGTAAATAGTTTTACATTCTCAGTGTTTCTTACTTTAATAACATCAGAGAGTATGTCATTCGTGGTACAAATGTATTTAGCTGTGCGGATAATTTCTTGCATGATAAATGTATTGTCGTGGTTCATGACAGTCCAATACGGATTTGATTCGTCTATAGCGAATGAGTTGTCATCGTCGTCGATGATGTACTTAGTACCGTACTTATGACAGACGGCTTCAATCAATGCGTCAGCACCACCGTCGGCATGATATGAACTAAAGATAATGTCATACTGGCCTAGATTCTCACCAGCTTCTTCGATTTCTTTGTGTGTAAAGTTTTCGAGTTTGTCGAGATTTGCGTGGTTTTTTATAAAAGTTTTCTGGTAGTCAATCTGCCAGTCAACATGTTTTTTCAGTTCCTCTAGTGGTCGCCAGACACGCCATATCTGTACGGCTGACTCTTTTTTAGAACCCTCAAATGTTATATTATGGATGGCAAGCACCTTAAGCTTCAGCATATTTTCGCCTTAACGGCTATTGCGATACAGTCATCTATTGAACAGTCTTTTAGTTTCTTCATACTGGCTTATCTAACTTTTTCTCGTGTAAGTAGTCTTTAATCTGGTTTGATATTTTCCACTCTTCTTTTTCGTCACCGGCTTTTGCTGCTTTGATAAGACGCTCACGAAGTCGTGTAAGCCCTTTGTCATTTACCTGCCGTAGAATGAGTACCTTTGACTTATATGCAGCTCTGCGAACATCATGTGGCTTCAGGCGACTGTCTATAACGGCTTGTAGGTTTCGTAGGTCGTAGTATCTGCCCTCGTCCATGCTAGTCAGTAGTAAAAGCAGCCTTATAGATTGTTTCAGTTTTGATTTTTATGTCTTCGCCCGTTTCGTCTTGACCAACTAAATCACCGGAGCTTGTAACGGTTCTAATGTCATTCAGTCCGAGGACGTCTAAGACTTCTTCAACAGAGAGCCTATAGGAACGAGCGATTGTTTGAATTGGCCTACCAAGTTGGTAGTACTCTTTGATTGCTTTGATAGTTTTGTCGTTCATATCTCTCCTTATTAAATTACTTGGTGAGGTGTAGCCCCCGTAGCGCTACGATTCGTGATCTACGCTATCTGTGGGGGCTACTTCTCAGTTTTACGTGCAAATTGGTTACCTATCATCTTCTTCGTAACATGTTCACGCCATTGTTCGTTTGTCGCCCATCTCTCTTTAAGTAGTTTTGACTTTAGAGCTTTGGTTTGTTCTGACTGTTTCGTACCTTTTAGTTTCCTGCCAGTACGTTTAATTGAACATTCTAAGCTACAGAGTTCAGCGGCTTCCCACTGTTTTCTACTTAGATGGGGGTTTTTAAAGAACTCATTTCCACACTCAGTGCATATCTTTGTCGGTTGAACCTTTTTAGGTCTAGCCTTTATTTTTCCGCCAAGTGCTTTAATGTCGTTGCTTTTGTGACATGGTACGCATAATCGTAACCAATCTTCACGCTCTCTTTTGTATGTACCACTGACGTTTGCCCAATGGTACATACGTTTCTCGGTTGTCTCGCAGTTTTCACATTTCTGAGGTTTACCATGATGGTAACGCATCCACATGTGTACTGCCGCATAAGTACTTTTCTGTTTCTTGGTTTCTAATATTAGTGCCATGTGTGCCTTTCTATATTTCTTACATACTCATCACATTATAGCACTATTCTTAGCCGATTAACAGATTACGCTGTAACACCGCATTTTAAATTAACTAGCCAATCAGCGTTAAGGGTCTTCGCAACATAGCTTGCAGCCCATGACACATTACTAAATCGACCAGCAGGGTTGCCGCTGTCAATCTTCGTGTGAGGGATGATGTAAAGCTGTGGTGCGTCACCGTCTAGGTCGATAACACCAAAGGCTTCAGCACCATGGAAGAAGTTGCTGTAAACAGTAACGGTCGAGCTTTCTGTTTTTGGGTTAGCACTTTCGAGCAAGCGAACGCCAGCGATTTTACCGAGTTCACCACGATACAGTTTTGAACCTGCATTGCCGTAAATATCAGCGTTAATCCATGTCGTATCGTTTTGCAAGTCGAAGCTTGTGTCAGGTGACAGTTTACCCATCCAAGGCGCAACACCATCGGTAAGACGGCGAGCCTTGTTTTTCTTAAGGGTTCTGACAACTTTCTGAATGTCTTTGACAGTGATAACATCACTTGCAGACAGAGCAGACAGAGCAGACTTACCGCCAGTGTAGGCAGCAGTTGCACCTGTAAACAATTCGTTTCGGACTAATTCGTCCAAAGTTTCACGCATGTTTTGACCAACAACTTCAATTTTCTCAGCGTTGTTAGCGTCGATACCGTTAAGGGTAAGGAAGCGTGAAATCTTAGCAGTTGTACCGTACTCATGGAGTACAGCAGACACGTTTGCAGCCGTCATTGAGACTTCAGCAGGGTTTGTACCTTCAGTTAAGTAGGTAGTGACCGTTGCGAGAGGTGTGTGACGAGTAAATACAATCGTGTTACCACCATTTTTAGGGGCGGTGCGGAACTGTGCGCCTTGCTCGAAGATACTTTCGTATTCTTTGCGACCAAGGAACTTCTTTTCGTAGTAGGTTATGGCCTCTTGGGTAAGAGTACCAGTTGTGTTTGCAGACATTTAAGTCTCCCTTTAGTACCGAACGCTTTTCAAGCCGTGTTTTTCGGCGTATTCATCAGCAGTAAGTTTTTTGTCGTCTCTATCATCAGTGACATTCTTACCACCTCCGACTACATCTGACCGGGCGCGCATTTTTTGTTCGTTCTGTTGGGCTTTCACCGTAGCAGTTGTCGCTTCTTTTGTTCGCACTCGGTTGAGTCGAGCAGCTTCGCGTTCAGATAGTTCTTTTATTGATATTGGTGCGCCTGTTTTCGGGTTATAAAACCCTAAGAATGCCGGTGAACCGTCATCCTCTTTTAACGTGTCGTGAAAGATACCAAAGGTATCAATCGTTTCGCGCATAAAATCGGTAAACAGTTCGGGGTCTTCTTTGAAAACAGGTAATGCGAGACTGTCTTGTACATCCCGTTTTGCGTTTGAGATATTATTCTCAACCTTTTCAACAAAGCGCTCATTCTCCATAGATACCAGGCGACTTTCTAGGTCATCAGGGTCTACAGTCTTCTGAAACTCTTGCTGAGCTTCGCGTAGGACTTTTCGTTGGTCTCGCTCGGCAATGCGGCGTTGTGCCATCTCATCGTTGTGGCGCTTGCGAGCGTCGTCCGCATTTTCCTCTGTCTCCTCGGTTGCTCCCTCAGTTTTATCTGTTTCGGCTTCCTCGGTTTCATCGGATTGCTCTTGCTTATCAGATGCCACTGCTTCAGTTTCATCCTTAACAGGTAACTCTCTTATGCCATCAGCATCGGTCAGTTCGTGACTTTCCGCTACTTCAGCGGTTTTTGTTTCGTCCGTTTGGACATTTGTTGCATCTTCTTCAGCCATTAGATCACTCCTTGTTTACAGCCTTTATAAATCACGGTGGCGAGCCGGTAGGACGGAGGTGTCCTTGTAAACCCTCGCGTAAGGGCTTACAGCGATACCTCAGTGAATGCTAACCTCCCATCTTTCATAGTTAGTTGTTTGCCGTAGGGTATGCGCTTGCTTGTATGAGGGTGGCAAGTGCATTTGATATATGGCCCTTCTTGGTAAAAGTCATGGTTTTGTGGGGGTGGCAATTCAGTGATGTCTACCTCATGGACTGCACCCTCTTCAGTCTCGATGACTCGTTGGTTAAGCGATGTCATCGAACTGCCCCAGTAATATGTTCAAGAAGTTAATGTAGCGACGGCGAGCCTCTACTTCGACATCCATGTTGCAATCTTTAAGTGCGGGTAGATCGAGAATATTGGCAACAGCGGTCTTTTCATTCTCGATGATTGCCTTGATTTTCTTCTCAGATGCTTTGAGGACGTGCTTTGTTTCAACTTGCTCTGCTACTTCTTGCTGGATTTCTTGCTCAGGTTCATTGATACCGGTATATATTCCGTTGTCGTTCATTGCTGACCTCCTGTTATCATTTGCATGATTTGTTGTGGGTCTACACCCTGGGCTTCCATCTTTGCTATTTCAGCAGCGAGTTGTGGGCCAAGTTGGTGGGTTTGGTCTAATTGCTTGGCTCGTTGAGCAAGTGCCATGACATCAGGTTGAGGCTGTTGTGGCTGTGCCGGTTGCATAGCATTCGGGGCTTGTGTAGGTACACCACCTGTAGGGTCTGTAGTTCCTTGTGGTGTTTTGTCTAATGGTTGTCCATTTACATCAAACCCTGGGTTATTCGGGTCTGGTTGGTTCGGGTCTACTGGTGGGATAGGTTGACCAGTTGTTGGGTCTATACCTTGCTGGCCCTGTTGTTCTTGGGGTGTCTGTTTGACAAGTATTTTGTCGAGGTCTTTCATACCCTTTTTGCGGAGAATAGCTGCCATATATTCACCAGTATTGAAGACGTACTCACCCATTGGTATCTGTGGGGGCATTTGCGAGGCAGTCTGTATAAATACGACTTCCTTTTCCATTGCATCAGCATCATCGTTGTCGCTCTTTTCTTTCGATGAGTTCGCATCAACTTCAAAGGCAAACTTACCGCGCATCTTGTCATATTCAACAAGCGCTTCTTGTGAGGTTATATTGCCATCTTGGTCGTGGTCGAGTTCCATACCGGCTCTGTCTAATTTAATAGCTTCCTCGTCAATAATCTTCAGTATTTCTTCACCTTCCATGTTCGCCATGTGAATGTTAAGCATCGTGGTGACAAGTCGTTCATAGGCTTGCTCGTGGCGCATCTGCAAGAAGCCGTCGTTGGTTCCATTAGATGCTTCCTGCATCTTCACACCGGCATTTGTCTTGGAGTAGCTAGGGTTACCGGACTGTGAACCGACTGAGCCATTTTTTGAGCCAACAAGTTCTTGCTGTTGTGTCTTGTATAGCCCTATTGAGGTTGGAAACTGTGCATATATGCTACTGGGTGGCATGAATGGCTTGATGTCTGTGTTGCCAGTAAAGATAAGGTGGTCAGACTTCCATTTGATTGTGTCAAGTTTGGCGGTATCACGGGGGCCATGTACATCAATAGCCGGACGTAAACCGTACTGTGTCGCAAACATGTGTGCCTGGGTAAGAAAGTCTTGCACGTTCTGGTTCGGGCCAACAAGATGGCCTAGCCCTAAACCGTAGGGGTTTTCTCGTTCGATGTCTGAATAAAGGAGAATAAGGGGCATGTCACCCGTTGGGTTACGGTTTTCGTCATGTCGCACAATATTTTTCTCGTGTCCGAGAGCAGGAGCAAAGGAATAAAACGGTGCTTCACTGCCACGTTGGAAACAGTGAATAATCTTGAATGTTCCACCAGTATCTAAACCTTTTTCACGTTCTGTTTCGGTCTGTTCGGTAACGTCTTTTGTGCTAGGCGAAGCATCGAGTAGTTTCTTGAGCTGCTTAACATCCCATGGACTAAGGGTTTCGCGCTTATCTTTTTTGGCAGTGCTGTGTTCTTTTTCGGCTGAGTCAATGATGGATTTGAGTGTGTACTTGTCATAAAACTGTACGAGGTATGAGCGATTAGCAGCGAGGTCAGAGACCTTGCCCTTTTCGAGTATGACGTTACGGATATACGGAAGGACACAATCTGCACCAGAATACGCCTCAGTAGTCTTGTAGAACGCAAACATAGGCTGCGAGCCGTACTTATTCGCACGGTATGACCAGTCCATCTGCTTGTTGAAGAATAAGTCGTCTTGATTGGCATTCGGTATAATCTTCTTTGACCATACAAGATTTGCTAACTCTGCAACCCATGCTTCATCACGATCAGTCGAAGTGACGTTACCTGTGAATAATTGAGCGAGATAGCGCTTTGGCAGTTCCCTCAAAGTCGCAGCGAATGAGCCGTCGGTTACGTTTGAAAAGCCAGAGGGGAGTTTTGCTTTTGGTTTGTTGTTTGAAAGGCGTTCAATCTCATCATAACTCTCGAAGATGAGCTTTGCGTCTTTTTCGTCGCCGCTAAAAGCTTCGACAACTTCTTTTTCATCTAGATAATATCCCAACTGTTTGCGTGTCCTTGACGGAAAACGCTGTGGTAAACAGTGGCTTTCTTAGTACTATACATTATACACTATTCATACGTTATTATCCACAATTTCTGCTACCCAGTATTTCTCAGCTCGTTTTACGGTGCGTTTGTGAGTATCGACAGTGAAGTGAATACCGAAGTCACCAAGCTTGCCTGCATCGTATGCAGTACGGATTGCTTCCATACAAACTGCAAGCATTGATTGGTAATCATCATCGACTACAATAGGCATTCGTTTGTTTGTGATGACAATACAGTGCCCCTCATGTTCGATTGTTTCTACTGTGGTTCGACCAAAACCCATAGTTCCCCCTTTATTTTTAGATACCAAACTCATAACTAAAGTCTTCCTGCTGCTTGAAGTCATCTTTACCATCTTTACTGAACGCCATTAACCCATAGCGCAGCATGTCGTAATCGTGGTCATCGGCATTAGTATCAACGTCATCAACCTTTGTCTTGTCGTAAGGTAGGCTCGGCAAGGTACGAATTGTGCTAACGCATGTAGAGAAGAATTGCAGTCGTGGTAATCCGTCTTTGGCAATGCCTAGATGCTCATGTACGTTGTTTAGCCCGGCCATACGGTCATTGTTGGCTGGCATCCATGTAACACCCTCATCCTGATATAACTCAGCGATAGAGCGCCCCGTGGCATGGTCGCCTTGTCCTGAAGCCCATATAGACGGGTCGGCTAGGCCGTAGGATATATTCTCGCCAGCTTCGAGTTGCTTGATCGTTTGAGCTTTCTCACTAATCTTTTTATACTCGTCTATGTGATATTCCCGGTACATGTAGATGCGCTCTAGGTTAGGGTCACGGGAAAACCAACCGACCGAGTTGTGGTTGCCATGGTCCATAGCTCGCCATCTTTGCCAGTGAGCAGGAATAGTAATCGGGTCAATAACGTGTATGTCTCGTCTAAACTCTTTGAACACCTGACCAGCAAATACATCCCAATCACCATCTCTCAAGGCTCTACGAAGTTGTGGGTCGCTAATTGCCGATAATTTACGCTTGTAGTCATCTCGGAACTTCTTGATAGGGTGGTCATCTACTTTAGCAGGGATAAATACACGAGTAACTGTTTCGCCTTCTTCGAGTTTAACTGTGTTGATAGTCTCTGGTGGCACAGGGTCAATGAAGCGTGTCTTAACCCATCCGTGGCCTACTCCACCAGGGTTTGTGCCTGCAAAGAACATCACAGGCCAGTCAGGGTTAGCGGTACGGTTACGGGTAAGCAGGTATTCTATCCATGCTTGAGGGAACTGAGTTAGCTCATCCACGCCGATGATAGGCATCTCTGCACCTTGGTAGCGGTAGATATCATTATCGTTGTCTAAGTAGTTTAGGCTTATGGTTGAACCGTTAGTTAGTTGGAACATACGGTCTTGACCCTTCCACTCCATGTGACCGGCACGAATGTATGCCCCGGCTTGCTTCTGTATCTCAGGTATGATCGTAGCTTTTAACTCAGGTATTGTGCGACGGAATAGGTTTACTGGTATGCCTGGGTACTCTAGGGCTAGGGTAATTGACTCAGCAACTAATGCAGCAGTCTTGCCACCTTAACCGCCCGCCGCACCGCCATAAAGCTTTTCATCAGCGATTGTGGTGTGAAAAGCCGTCTGACGGATTGACGGGCTATACTCTGGCACACGTATTGTTGTTGGCATACCATCTCCTATGAATGTTAAGTGCTACGTTCATCCTGTCATGTTCGACCTTTTTCATGACTCTTAGGTTGGACGGGGAATTGTTCAATGTATCAAAACGACTAATATGGTCTACAACTTCGTCTGCTTCGAGAAGCCTACCAAGTTCCTTTTCCATAACTAACCGATGTTCCCTAACATATCCTGACTTTGTAGCATTAGGATGTTCAGGCATGTATATCTCTTTGTAAATGCGGCCATTGGCGCGTGACTTAGTAAAACGCCACCCTTTGTAATTGTGTGGTGTCTGGCCTTTAATGAATTGTGTGTTGCTTCCGATAAGTCTATCAGGTCGAATAAGAGTTACTGTATCGCTACAATTTCGGCTGCAATACTTACCGCGACCCAGTTTCACCCTTGATGGGTAGGTATTGAAATCTTTGTTACAAACGATGCATTGTTTTCTTATCATATTATAAAATATGTTTTTCTGTGATTAGGTTGTACCAGGCTCGCAAAATTGGCACCTCAACATTGGTCAGCATACCCCCGAGTGGCGAACAAACATATGTCATACTATTTTTTAGGCCTCGGTAAATCGTTGGTAAACGTAACCTCACCACTATGATTAAGGTCTTGCTCGCTCTTCTCAATGTAGCCATGCTTGCTCAGTAACAGTTTAGAAATGACAGGATTGTAGTTTCCAGCTAAGGAGTTATTTATCAATCTTTCGGCTTGTTCGTTACGCACACGCGTTAAGATGTAAGAAAACCCTTCATTATCTTTCTCCCAATCGTAAAGAATATCTCTGCTTACATCGAGGTAATTAGCCAATCCCTCAATGGTAGGGAGCTTAACTTTCCATATAACTGTAGGCCTGTTATCTCCAACTAATTCGCTACTGTCCGTGCAGCTCGCTAGGTACTGATTAGCTTTCACCATAAGCTCTGGTGTGAGCTTTGTTGGCCTTCCGCCTACGTTTTTAGGCATTAGTGAACCTCGCCGTTATCCGTTTAATACTCTCGTTAGACTTTCTCTCCCACTCTAGGTATTCAGGAGACTTGTAAACAAAGTCGCTCATCATGGTCTTTTGCCTTTGGATTCTGTTGCAGTCAGTACAGCGATAAGATCTAATACCGTTTCGTATCTTCTGCTTGGTTAGGTTCTCGGTTGTGCCGCATTTGTAACAGTGGGGCGTCATCTACTTTTCCTTTGCCATAATATAGTTTGTCATTCTGGTAACGATTGAATGCTCAGCTGATTCAAGGGTATATTCATCAGCGGACCTAGACCGTGCTTCATTCGCGAAATCAGCTGTAACAACGTGCATAACTTCATGTAGGGCGCATTCACGCAGCTCTTTATCGTTTATCTCTCTATCTTCCCAGCTAGTGCTGAACTGTATCATCGCGCCACGACCGCTAGGGCTGCAATCACAATCGGCGAATGAATTATTGAGCTTTGTGTGCTTGAAATAAATATGCCAATCATTAAGTCCTAACTCTTTTTGCCAGTACAAACAGTAATCCTTAAATGAAGCAAAGTCTTTGTTGGTAGTTTTCATCTATACCTCTGATTAGGTTTATAAGTATTCATTTGAAATCTATATCCCATAACCACAGCCAAGATGGTTATTTATTTAATTTGGTAAATCGTTTCCGTCTTGTCCATCGACCCTGGTTTCTTTCGGGTACAATCCAGGACGTTGCATATCGACCGATTCGTATATTTCACCTTGGTTTCTATCCATCAGTGCGAACATTTCTCTGCGAACGATTGCCTTGAGCGCTTCTGACTGCTTTGAGTCACCAAGTGCTGCTTCAACTGCTGTAAGTAGAACGCCAAGGGTGTAGTTCCCATGGTTTCTATTCTGTGACACAATCGCATAGGCAATGCTCGCTTGGACCTCATTAAAGACGAAACTTTCTTTGGTTGCTCCGACTGGTATTTGCATAACTAAACTCCTCTAAACTAAACTTGGCTGCAGATAGGGATATAAATTATTAAAGTACGGGTTTCATAGCTCTTTGAGACCGCTTACAGAAGAAAAGTAATGTAAGCTGGTGGTCTCTAGTTCAACGGATATAATCCGCTAATATAATGGGTGATGTACGAGCCGTTAACTACGGCTATTGAGTAAGGCGTTAAAGCCTCAAAGAGATATGAAAAGGCGCCACATTATAGCAGCGCCTTATCTGTTGAACTTGCTTACATTATATCACAAACACGATGCAAATTATAGATGCTACTTCTGTATTGCAGCTATTCTCAAAGCCTCTAGTTTTTCTTCAAGCGTTAGTGCATTAAACTCTTCTTTGCTTTTTAATGCTTGAAGTAGTTTCCACATTTCACTAATATTCTCAGTCATAATAGTCTCCATTATATTTAGAACAAGCTAGCGGTCTAGTCCTTAATCCCAGCCCATTCCCCAATTGCCTTACGAAGCTCGGCACGAAACTCAATTATTACGGGCGTTATAATATAGCCCTCATCTTCATACTCAAACTTATCAAGTACGGTCACCGTCTAATCCACTCACTTCACGCAACCATTTCCATTTATCAAGATTTATTGTGTCTGGTGTAGGTTTAGATTGTGGGGTCATAAGTCCCTCCAGTCCTTTTCTTTTAATGCTTCTAGTAGTTCAACTTTATCTATAGTACGAAATACAGCTCCAACTCGTCGCTTGATGTTGCTATCTAGCTCCCAGTCCTTGACATACTGCTCTACCGTCTTTTCTACATAGTTACCCAGAGCTTTTGTAATCTGATTACCAAACTCGTCCATCAGTTTTTCACCGTACTGAGCAGCGATATTGTGCGCAAGAATGTCTGCAAATCCATTTGTTTTTAGCGTGTCAACCAATATGGTATCTAAAGTCGTATCGCTCATGATTGCTCGTTTCTTGTGGTGGTATTAGTGGTTTGTGAGGGGTAATACTTGTTATAAAGTTTTTCTACCTTCCTATTGCCCACAATAATGAAACGCTCTTTAATTTTTCGTGTGGTATATCTCTGAAAGCCAGCAGCATCTATCTTGTACGCATCGGTGGCTGTATCAATATCATCAATCAATTTCCATAATTCATATATCTGCTTGTTTTTGCTCACATCATCCTCTTTTCTATTAAGGCTCGTTCTGATTGAAGCCATGCTTTCATATTTGTGCGGAATACAACCGTTTCCATCACAAGTCCATCTTCATCACTCCATGCCATACGCTCAGATATTGGGAGTTCTTCCTCTAGCCTATCAAGTAGAGCTAGGTTTGATTGTGCGATGAGAACTAATATTTCATCTTTCATGCAAGATTGGTCTGATATATCTATAGCCCCGTCAAGACTTTGGTTTTCAATAATCAGTCGGCTAAGCTGCTCATTTATATCCCCTACAGGTTGGGTGTGTTTGGTGGCAACTGGGCACTTATCGCATCCTTTTAATGGATTACTGTCTTCATCTTCTATGCGGTGGCATGAACATAAACATGGGCTTTCGGGTGTAGCTCTACAGGTCATGATTGCTTCCTAATTGTGAGCTTAGATAGTTTATCGTCTAAATCCTTGAACTCAAACCCTGGTATTTCATATTTAATATGAGGTTCACACATATCCTTTATGCAGTCGATACAGTTATCAGCACCAGACTTATCAGTAAAATGCCAAACATTACCATGCTCTTCACACTGCATAATTTGGAATGTGCCAATCTTTTCATCATCGGTAAACCAAAGTTCGACCATATCTGTGAAATCTTCACGTTTTACAATTTTGCTCACAATATATCTCCTTATTACGTTATTGGTTGGAGGGCTAGAAGATGGGAGCAAGGCAAGGATTTGCGCCTTGCATTTGGTACGAAGCTGTGTTGACTAAGCGTTGCACAGCAACATGCGTCTACCTATTCCGCCACTCACTCCCATCTTCTAACTCTCCACTTACATGTCATTTTCCAATTACTTACATAATTTTTAATGTTCAACAGATACAGAACTTACTTATTTTTTACACCGGTTTACATGTTAGGGGCGTTGCTCCGCGTTTTTGATTACACGACATTATTTCAGCCGACCACAGAGCAACGTTATCCCCTAATTTGTTCTGGGCTGCTGCAATCCACTCAATGAGCAACTAGGCTCGTGAACGCCACTTACGCTGACACCCAGATTGTTAAAGAGCTACCAGCCCTTAGGCTTAATCAAATTATCCGGTGCATTGGTAAACAATGGTTTGATATCTTCCTCAGGGTATCCGGCAATCCCACAGCCCACTTTGGTGAGCAAGAATGTCAGGTGCTTATTTCGGTTACAGCAGTCGTAGAGGTTATCACGCTCTGTTTCTAGGTTAGATAGAGGTAGTTGCTCCATCTTGTACCCGAGGGTGGGGAACGCGTAGGATTGACCGTACAGACCCCATCCAGCGCCCCAGAGTGCCCCGAACTTGTCGTAGGCTTGTTGTGCGGCTCCGCTATAGTGGTTGCCCATTTTATTGGAACCAAAAACGAAGATTTGGTTAGGCTCCAAGGTTTCTGTCATGCTTTGACAACCTCACCATTGACTAGTTTGTAGAACACACCTGCTTTGATAGTTTTGCCATCAACTTTTACAGCTTTCACGTCTAAGATTTTGTAATCGTTGTCTCGTTCAGTGAGGACTAGCCAACAACCTTTTTTGCCACTTGCTGAACTATCGTAGCCGGTAATTATAGCGATACTATCTTTACCCTCTACTGTGGCAGCACTCCAGTCGCCCGTGTTGGTGGCAGCACTCTGGTCGCCAGTGTTGGTGGCAGCACTCTGGTCGCCAGTGTTGGTGGCAGCACTCTGGTCGCCAGTGTTGGTGGCAGCACTCTGGTAGCCAGTGTTGGTGGCAGCACTCCAGTAGCCAGTGTTGGTGGCAGCACTCTGGTAGCCAGTGTTGGTGGCAGCACTCTGGTAGCCAGTGTTGGTGGCAGCACTCTGGTCGCCCGTGTTGGTGGCAGCACTCTGGTCGCCAGTGTTGGTGGCAGCACTCTGGTAGCCAGTGTTGGTGGCAGCACTCCGGTCGCCCGTGTTGGTGGCAGCACTCTGGTC